TTCAACTAATAAACTATGCTAATACCGTTGCCGTTAATATTACCCAAAGATCGGTCGTACTTAATAGCGTTTATTCTAACCCATCTTTATATTATCTTTATAATATAAAACCACATGAACGCCCAGATACAATTGCTGATGAATATTATCAAGATCAATATATGTCATGGATTCTCTATCTTACAAATAAGATGGTTGATCCTTATTATGACTGGAATCTAGATCAAGATACATTTGATGCTTTTATTATAAAGAAATATGGATCATATGAAAATGCTAGTAGCAAAATAAAATATTTTAGAAACAACTGGTATACTCAACCAGAACAAATTTCAGTTTCTCAATATACAAATATAGTAAGCGCTAATGGATCATTGGCTAGATATTACAATCCAACTTATCTAGATGATATTAAAAATACGATTCCAAATGGATACGTACGAAAAAAAGAAGATTGGGTATATAATACTAATAGAATAGTTTCATATGCAGTTGCTAATGGATCATTATTTGTTTCAGATGAGATTGTGAATGTTACATTTAGTGCCAATAGTACTGGTCGTGGGCAGGTAAACTTTTCAAACTCATCTATTGTTGTTCTTAAAAATCTATTTGATAACACTTCCAATGGAACTATCACTGCAAATAGTTATCTTTATGGTAGAGAAAGTAAAGCAAATACTGTCTTTACAAATACAACTTCATTGGCAAATAATATACCATCTTCTGAAGTTACTTATTGGGATCCAGTCACATATTTTCAATATGAACTAGAAATCAATGAAAAAAATAAAAGTATACAAATTTTAGAAAAGAGACATTCTACTCAGATTTCTAAAGAACTAAAGAGGCTTATGAAATAATGGATAATTATAAATCTGGCGATATCACGCTTGAAAATATTACTATAGTCTCTGATAGAGCAAATCTAGATATATCTAAGATTTTTCTAAATGCTTCTATTTACGAAAGTATTTTTACTCCTGGGACTGTATGTGATATTGTTGTTCTTGATACTGAAGATTTACTTGGTACATTCAAGATTGTTGGTGATGAAATGGTAAATTTTAACTGTACCATTCCTGGTACCGTGCGTGGTGATTTTGTATTTGCACTCAATGAACTTGCTGAGCTTGAGTTTACCGGTGCTCAAAAAGGAAAGAAGTATACACTAAAATGTGTTTCAGAAGAAGCACGGTTTGGTAAGAAAGAGTTTATGCGTAGTTATAATCAGTTATGCTCTGAAGTGGTTGATGACGTGCATAAGAACTATTTAAAAAGTGAAAAACCTTTAGTTGTAGAAGCAACAAAAGGACCACAAAAGATTTTAATTGATAATAAACCAGTATATGAAGCCATTAATCTAGTTCGTAAGCGTGCTGTATCTGCTGAAAATAAGACTTCAATCTATGTTTATTTTGAAAATAGACAAAATGAACAACAAACATTCAACTTTGTTTCCATTGAGGGTTTATTTCAAGGATCTTCAGTAAAGAAGTTTCAGCAATCAGCACTGAATATCGACTTTGCTTCTCGTGAAGATGATAATATCATTGCATTTAAGATTCCAAATCAGTTCAAGTCTTTGGAGAATATTGAACACGGTGGTCCTAGAAGAATCACTACATTCAACTTTGCTACATGGGATTTTTCTAATGAAGTTATTAAAACAAATCCGGATGACTATAAGAATGGCGGTGAGGGATCAAATATTACGTCCTCATTTAAAAATAAATACCATGACGAAAAGACCGCAAAACAGTCATTCATCCCAATAGATTTTGCACAAAGGCCTGTTACTAATATTCCAGAAGCAACGCCAGATACACAGGCTTATCTAGCAGCTCTTATGCAGAATGCAATGAGAATCAAAGTTCCTGGTGATACATTATTGACTGCTGGTCAAATTATTACATGTGAGATACCAAACAAGAAAGGTTTGACCGGTCCTTCCGATGAAGATCCATTGATGACAGGCAAGTTTCTTATTTCAAGAATACATCATAAAATTGGTGAGTTTGGTGAAAGACCTAGATATACATGTACAATAGAATGCATTAAAGGCGCTTATGAGGAGTCAATTTAAAAAATGTCAGAAAGAGAAGATAACTCTAGTTGGTGGGTAGGTGTTGTCTCCAACGTAATGGACCCATATCAATCTGGTAGGGTGCAAGTACGAGTATTTGGTAGACATGATAATACTACAGCAATACCAGATGCAGATTTACCCTGGGCACAAGTAACTCAACCAATTAGTTCTGCTGGGCTTGGTAGAATGGGTTCTGCGCCAGTAGGTCTAGTAAAAGGCTCGCGTGTTCTTGGTATGTGGGCTGATATGGATAGACAACTTCCTATTGTTACCGGTGTGGTTGGTAAAGCAGGTGATGTAAAACCTGGTTCTACTGTAGGAGGTGCACCGGAAATTGACCCCGCTACAGGAAGCATTCCAGGCGCTAGTCAAGCATCTTCTTTAAATCCATATACAGCATTGAATCCAGGAAGAGTCTCTATTAGTCAAATTGATGGTGGTCAAGCAAGTATTGATAGCGTTAAACGTGATGATGGTGTAGTTCTAAGTAAAGAAGTAGAACAAGGCATGAAATTTGCTGATGTACCGACTATAGGTTCCGCAGAAAAAACGGATGATTCTAGTATATTAGACATGTTTAAAACCGTAGATCCTAGAAGCAGAATATCAGCATTGCCTTGCTTACCGTTTAATTCACTACAGATTAATATCCAGTTAAATCTTACAAGTCTTATTAGTGGTATCGTAGGTATTGTTGCAAATGCAATTCGTAATGCTATTTTAGAACTTGCAGCAAGACTTGGAATTGCTAAAATATTAAAAGCTTTAAATGAAGTAGTTAATACCATGAATAGTATTCGGAATCTTATTTCTGCTCTTGCAAATATCCAAATCTGCGGTATCAGCCCTCTAAATAATGGAATAGCGTCAGCGGCAGATAGGGCATTAGCACAAGCTGTTAGCGGTATTAATAGTATAACAAGATTTACTTCAGGTGATTTAAACTATGTTGCAGGCGCAGGACTTAATAATACTATTCGTGGTTTGATCAATGTTCCTTTATCTAGAGTCCCTGGAATTTCATTCTCACCTTTTGCCGGTGTTCAAGTTGAACCACCTGCAGCATATGTACAAGAATATCATTCATATAAGGATGATCCATATCCAGGTTATATTAAATGGGTTGATCCTGCTAGTATTGGCGATCCAATCTTTACACTCCGCAGTGGTCAACCAAATTATGATTCACCACAACAACATACTCAGTTTGCTACACAACGTGCTGTAAGTGCTTCACTTGGTGGTTTGGTTACTGGTTCTATTTCTGGACCAGGACTACTTACTGCTATACAAGGCGCAACAACCTTTGCTTCTGCTTTTGGCGCTAAAAGTGTTCTTGGTAATGGCTTTAGCCCTGCATCACTTATTAATCTTGCTGCATCTATTATTCCTTCAATTGTTGCTGCTACACAATCAATATTCAATCCTAAGATTACATTTTCAGTAGTTGATCAAGGCGCATTTAGATCATTGGGAAACGATTTTATTAAAAATCAAGCATTGAGAGCCCGAAGAGCACAGCTGCTTGCAGTTGGAGTTACATAATGTCCGATAATCCAGAAAACAAAAGAAAAACAGAATCTACTTTTTCTACCGACTATCCATATAACCAAGCTACAGTATCACGTGGTGGGCATGAATTTCATATTAATGACGCGCCTGGAAAAGAAAGTCTTAAAGTTGCCCATACCCAGGGTACCTATGTAGAGATTGAAAGTGATGGTGCTTGGAGACAAGTGGTTCAAGCCAAAGCAAACTATTACCATAAAGACGGTGTGACTTTTACTTCAGATGGTCATGTTGACTACAAGATTAAAGGCAACTATTCACTAAATGCTGATATCTCTATGTATGCAGCAACCAAAGGTGATTATATTCTAGGGATGGGTAAAAACTATCAACTTGCTATTGGTGGTGATTATATCCAAAGAGTTATGGGGCTTAAAGATGAAACCGTTACGGGTGATGTAACTAAAGAATTTCAGGGTAATGAGTTTACCTCAGTCAAAGGTAGTAAGTTCACAGTTGTAAGTGAGAATAGAGCTGATACTATTGAAAATGATTGGCAAATTGCTGCCGGTGGAAATATTGATATTAATTGTGATGCTGATTTTAAAGTAAAATGTAAGAATTTTACTGTTGATGCTGCAGCAGACGTATTGATTAAAACTCCCGGTGGATTTATCAAGATTGAAGCTGGTGGTAAAATTACCATTGAAGCTTCTGGTGCTAATGTTGTTATTAAAGGTCAACAAGTTAGAATCAACGACTAATAAGGAAATATAATGTCAACGAGAGCCGATAACTTTACTCAGACTCAAAAGATGCCGGATTTATTTTCGGATTTTCTTGTTGATCTGTCACCCCACCCTATTATCAAAGATGTAGCTAGAGTAAAGAATGATATTGCAGTTAAAAGAGCGGTGAGAAACTTAGTATTAACAAATCTAACTGAAAGATTATTTCAACCTAACATTGGTGGGAATATAAGAAGAGTTCTATTCGAGCCAAATGATATCATTGCTTCCTCTGAACTAGAATACGATATTTCAAACGTCATTAATAATAATGAACCTAGAGTAAGCTTGCTGCAAGTTCAATCTCAATCAAACCCAAGTGGTGATAGCATATCGGTAAGCATCGTATTTGTTATTATAAATAGTCAGACAATACAAACAGTCGATCTCATCTTAAGAAGAATCAGATAAATGGCAGCAAATAACTCCATAAGTCTAGTCAATCTAGATTTTGATACTCTAAAAAGCACACTTAAAACTTATCTAAAGGGTCAATCACTCTTTCAGGACTATGACTTTGACGGCTCCAATATGTCGGTGCTGTTGGATGTCCTTTCCTACAACTCATACTTGAATACATTTTATCTTAATATGGTTGCGTCCGAGATGTTTTTGGATTCAGCACAGCTCAGAAATAGTGTTATCTCTATTGCCAAATCATTGAACTACACACCTAGATCCTCGAAGTCATCTAAGGCTCTATTGAATCTTACTTTTGCTCAGTCAAATCTAACATCATTTGAGATTCCTGAAAGTTCTCGTTTTACTGGTAAGAACTCAAACGGATCATTTACCTTTGTGACAAATGAAACATTAACTTTATATCCTGCAAATAATAAGTTTGTAGCAACAAATGTAGAAGTCTATGAAGGTTCATTCATTCAAGACACATTTATTTACGATTCTTCAATAGAAGCACAGCGATTCATTCTATCAAATCAAACCATTGATACGGATTCATTACTTGTTACTGTAACAGAAGATGGTGGGCAGACAAGTCTTTCCTATAAGAAAGCAACTTCCCTCTTTGGTCTGATTGCTAATACTCAAGCTTATTTTGTGCAAGCAACTGAAGATACCAAATATGAGATTGTGTTTGGTGATGGTGTCTTTGGTAGAAAGCCTAAGAATGGTGCTACTATCATTACAAGTTATAGAATCTCGTCTGGTTCAAATAGTAATAAGTGTACTACATTCATTCTAGATGATAATCTAGGTTCGTATAATGGTCATGCAAATGCTATTGTTCCTACTATTACAGTAGCTACAGCAGCATTTGGTGGTGCAGAAGCAGAGACAATCGAAGAGATTAGATATAGAGCACCAAGAAATTATCAGACACAAGAGCGTGCAGTTACAGCAGACGATTTTACAACCTTAGTACTACAAAATTATCAAGATATAAAAACTTGTCATGTTTATGGCGGTGAAACAATTTCTGGAAATCCACAGTTTGGTAAAGTATTTGTGGCTCCTGCTACTTTTACCGGTGAAATTTTATCTGATATTGAAAAGAAAGATATTGAAGCATTTTTGTCAAATAAATGCACTTTAGGTATTACACCGGTTGTAATTGATCCAGATTATCTTTATATTTTGATTGATACAATATGCAGGTATAATACTGAACAAACAGAACTTTCACCAACTGATGTTCAAACTATTGTGAAAAATTATATTACAACATTTAATACCGATGAGTTAAATGACTTTGATACAGAGTTTAGATTCTCTAGATTTGAAGCAGCAATAAATTCTGCACACCCTAGTATTTCAAGTAATGAAACCAAAATCAGTCTAAAGAAGATATTGACTCCAAATTTAAATACACCTATCTTTATGAATCTTCAATTTAGAAATAAAATACAACCAGGCACATTTTATTCATCTGAATTTATTTCAAACGGAAGTAGATATATTTACACAGACTATAATCCAAATTCAAATACATTTAGAGTAATAAAAGAAGCAACAGGTGTTAAAATTGTCAATACAGCACAGGTAATATATCTAAAAAATATTACTACGCCTGGTTTTGAATCATTTACAAGTGCAGGATCAATTGACTATGATAATGGCATAGTGATTTTAAATCAGATAAGTCTGTCACTTGTTTCAACTGATAATAATATAACATTTATATGTAAACCTACATTAAATGATGTATCATCTAGTAAAAATGATGTATTATTGATAGATGAAGCTGCTGGTATATCAATTTCGGTAAAGCCTGTCTAAAATGAGTCAAATAGAAAAATTTATATCTCCATTTATTGCTCAGCAATTTCCTGCTTTTTACAGGGATGAAGGGCCTAATTTTATTGCGTTCGTAAAGGCTTATTATGAATGGATGGAGCAGTCTGGAAATATAATTCATGAATCTAGATCTTTACTTGAATATCTAGACATTGATTCTACATCTGAATCGTTTTTAACATATTTTAAAAATACTCTCATTAAATCATTACCAGAAGATTTAGTGGCAGATAAAAAGTTGTTAATGAAACATATCCTTGATTTATATAGATCAAAGGGCACACAAAGATCATATGAACTTTTATTCAGAATGATCTATGGTGAAGAAATAGAACTATATATCCCTAATCAGTATATTTTTAAGCCATCTGATAATACTTGGAAAATACCTAACTATATTGAAACTACCAGTCATCCAAAACTATATAATATAATTGGAACCAAAATAAAAACAAATTCTGGTGCAACTGCTATTGTTGAAAGTGTAGATAAAAAAATAGTAAATAATAGAACTATTAATATTCTAACACTTACATCTGTTTATGGAAATTTTATAAAAGGTGAACAAATATATCAAGCAAGCGGTACTTATGTAACATCAAAAGATGGACCTATTATAACAGGATCTTTGAATGCCATAGCTGTTACTAGCGGTGGTACTGGATTTTATGTAGGTCAAGTTCTTAATATTGGGGGTTCTGGTGTTGAAGGAACAGCAAGAGTAACGTCGATAAAAAATGATGCTATAGGGTCAGTTGGTTTCTCTATCATAAATGGTGGAACAGGGTTTTCTACCGATGCCGTAGTAACAGTAAAACAAACTCTTAATCTATTCATAATAAATAAAGTGGGTGTATTTGAAAATAATCAGACTATTGTAGATAGTTCAACAAGCGCAAATGCTATAATTTCATTTTCAAATAGTACAAATATTCAGCTTATTGATAGAAGTACAACTTTAAATTTTAATGTTGGTAATGAAGTTACAACACCAACTGGATCAGCCGTCATAGAACGAATACTAGGTGGAACGGGTACCGGTGCTACGTTTAAAGTCGGTGGTATTACTAATAAAGAAATTCTAAATCTTTCTACTGATTTAATAAATACTTATTATAATACGCAGCTTGATCAGACATCGAATTCTTTTTTACTGGCATTAAACACGGTTTCAGGTACATTTTCTACCAACAATACTGTTACTAGTACTGCTAATGTCATTCAACTAGAAGGTAATATTCTTTCATCTAATAATGTAGCCAACGGTGAATTTATGTCAAATAATTCACTTGGTATAAGTGGTCTTTATGTCTACAAGTCTGATATTAATCATTTATGGGTTACAGC